TAATGCAGCAATTACGCTAATAACTGGTGATAATGCTGAAAATATATTTAAAAATGCCTTGCCTAATGGTAGCAATGTAAGTTTTAAGCTATTACCAAGATCAGCAAAATCATTTGCAATTGCTTTAGAATCTTGTGCTCGAGCAGCTGCAAGCTCTAAATCTTCCTTACTCATAGCTTGTATTTCAGCTGCAGATAATCCTAATCCTGTAGCGGCTGCTAATTGATCTTCCGTTGCATTTGTTAATTTGTCTTGTATTGCTAAAGATTTAGATAATTCATCAACAGTCATTCCTGCTGCTTTTGCTGCAGCTTCTTTTTGCAGAACATCCATTTGATTGAATTCTGCAATTCCTCCCATTTGTTCTAATATAGATTTAGTAGCACCCGCAATATTACCTTCAAGTGCTAATTGTCGTGCACGATCAAAATTAACTTCTTTACCAGTTAAGGCCATAAATTCAAATTGGTTAGCTAGACTTGATTCGATATCTAATAGCGATTCAGATACCTTAACCATTGTTGCTAAGCTAACTCCCAATTTGGCAGCTTCTACGGCAGCTTTGGTTAATGACTTAACATTACCACCAAAGAATTTTGCTGTGGATTTTGCATTTGCAGCTATATCAGCCGTAACAGTTCCAACGTTAACTCCAGCCTTTAATGCTTCTGCTGCTAATTCTCTTTGAGCATCTGCGGCTTCTGCGGCAGGTACTCCTAAACCTAATAATGCGTTATTTACTTTCGCGGCTTCTTCTGCTCCATACCCAAATGCTTCACCAATATTAGCAACTTCTGCTGCTATCTCTGGAGTTATCATGGCCATGGTACCAAATTCCTTTATTGTAGCTTTTTGCACTTTTAATACATCACCTAACGATATTAATTGGTTGCCAACTGAACTAGCTACTTTTTGTGAAGACTTGACCAATGCTTCTGCTTGCAATGCTGTAATACCGGTATCTTTAGCAATGCTAGCAAATTGTTTTTCTAGAGATACGGCTACTCCAACAGTCGCACCTATTACAGCTAATAACCCGGCGGCTAGAATTTTGCTTGCGCCTATTTTTCCTACAAATGCTTTAAATGCTGCATCCAATGCTTGTGCTTTATCGACACCGTTTTGCTGTAAAGCGTCTCCTAAGGCCTCGAGACCCGCATCAACTGCATCACTTAATGATTCTTTAAGATCAGTAACGCCAAATAAACGTGTTAATGTTTTACCACCTGGCAGGTAATCGATAAATTTATCAATTTCATCTACTAATCCACCGGTTGATAATAATATAGAATCTACTAAAGACGTGCCATTAGCAAATTCTCTATTAATAGCTTTTTGTCGTTTTAGATATTTTTCTGCATCAGCTAATAATTTAGTAGCATTAGCTTTCTGCGATTGCGATAATTTATTAAACTCAGTTGCATTGCTAACTTGGTCTTGCAATTCGGCTGTTATGTCTTCAAACTTGTCTAAGCGTTGTTGATCGACCTTTAAGGAATCACGCTGCTGTTGCTGCAGTTTACTAACCAATCCAGCTATCTGAGCATCAATTCTACCTAGCTCAGCTTCTACTTCGCCTTTAGACCTTTCATCAGCCATTCGTTATCTCCTAAAACGTTTACGATTGCGCTTGCATTCTGGAAAATCTGGGTTACGGTCGCATACATTTTTCATTATTCTACCTAACCGTTTAGATTGTTTCGCATAATCTATTAAGGCTGCCTTCATTTCAGGATCTTCATCTGCCAAGTCATATATTTTACTAAATGATTTAGCTAGCTTGGGAGCGAACATTAATTTAAAGAACGAACCTACTATTGATTCGCTTATTTGCTTACCATAATGCTCTAATGGTTCTTTTGCCATAATAGTACCCTTCTTTGTTATAAATATAAGGATAGCGAATTATCGTCGTCTAGATGACGCTGCTTTGGCCTTTTTAGTGGCTTCTTCTTCGGCCTTTGATTTTTCTTTGTGCACATTGTCTACACTTCTAATATAGAATGTACGTAACCAGATCGGCATATCATATACATCAGACCAGGTGAATCCACCCTTACCCCAATATATAAGATCAAATATTTGTTTATGAAGTGTAAGTCGGTAGCTAGGCGTCAGGCCAAAAAAAGTTGACTCCTATCGGTAAGCCTAAAGTAAATGGATCTCCAGTCTCTTCATCAATGAATTCAATATCCATATCAACGTCAGGCTGAACTGTTTTCATATGTGCTCGTAAGGCTCGCGAATCAATTGCGTATAATTCATCACGAACAAATTTACGAACTTTTTCTTTGTCAGTATCGCCATCTATAGACGTAATTGAATGTGCCAATCTAGTTGTTAATTGTGGATCAGCACCACCAGTCTTTCTTTGAAGCTTTTTAAGACCTTTCAATTCTTTTTCAATCATATCATTGTCTCTATGCGATAGCATTTTAAACGTTATAGTTCGTTTACTGGTCGGTAGCTGGAATGAGAATTCATTTACCCCAGCCTCTATCGAACCTTCGTCAAATGGACGATCATCAATGCTAGTGAGGTCTATTGTTTCTTGTTGCTTCTTACCGGATGGAGTAGTAACCTCTGTTACATAATCTTTACCATATCCTAAGATACGTGCTGCAATCATAATTGCATTTTTATCACCTACCAGTAAATCATTGTAATTGATTCTTTGGCCTTCGCCATTTCCTACAATAAGAGATTGAAATAATTTATCTAATACAACTCCTTGCTGAATATATGATTGAGTAGTAAGAATATCTTCTTCTTTAGCCGTCATATATTTCATTTCCACTTTTCCGGTTGCCAATGGATTGTCTTTTGGATATAGCAATCCTTTAGATGGCAATGTTACAATCTCCGATGGAAATTTAGATGGTTGTGATGCTTCTGGGGTTGGATTGGTTGGTGTTTCAGCCGACCTATGGTTGGGTAATTCGTTGCTCATTAATACTCCTTATAACTTTTATATAAATATGCAGAACAGTAAAAACCTCCATATAAATATGAAGGCCTTTACTTTAAATATATGTTTACAGATTAGAACTGCAATATTGCATAATCATATTTCAGTGTAAGCTCGATCTGAACTGGATCTTCTGTACTCCAATCCATATCACCAAAGGTGGCAGAAGAAATAAAAGCACCTTTCAATGTCCATTCCTCAACTTTATCACCAACTGGTCCTAAAGCATTGAAAGTGATATCTTTCTTGTAGAAGTCAGAATAACCATCTCTACCTGTTACAGATTCGTGATGCAATCGTACCCATTCCATTACTGCCTGAGCACCGGATGGTACTACTGGATCATATAATGTAATGGTAACATCTTGCCAACGACTCTTCCCTTTGATCTTTCTTTCAATATTGATATGATCTAATACAATCTCACCTTGATCGATCGATGGTCTAGATGCAGCTTTAATAAGATATGATGGAATTCCATCTACATACATAATAAACCTGTTACTTACTTTTGGTTCATATGCGGTAAAAAATATCTCGGTTGGATCTAATAATTGTGCCATTTATGTTTCCTCTTTTATATAAATATCTACTTTCCTAATTTTTACTCTGGAAAAGCAGCTCCCGTTGGTAAAACATTGAAATCAATAATAATGAATTCTGCTGTCTTGGCTGGTTGCAAGAATATCTGTCCTACTAATTGATTTCTATCAACTACGTCTGGGGTATTATTTGTTTCATCCATTACTACCTTGAATGCATATAAACCTTGACGTTGCTGGATATCTTCAAAATAAGGATTAACAATAGAAAGGAATCTGTTTCTAGTTGCGGTTGTATTTTGCTCGAATACCAAGAACTTACTAGATGATGCAACAAATTTCTTAGCTGCAATAAGTAATCTTCGTACATTAATTCTATCCAATGCAGATGATTTTTTCTGTAATGTCTTTTGTCCAAATACTACAACTCCACTGTTAGGAAAAGTTGCAATAGGATTAACATTGCTTTCATAAAGACTATCTCGGTTGGTTTGAGTTAATTTTCTCTCAGCTCGGATCACTGTTTCCAATCCACCTCTGTTAAGCCCTGCTGGTGCAAACCAAGGAGCAGCTACCATATCATTAAATGCATATACTCCTGGAATTAATGTGGTGGCTGGTACCCAAATATTCTGACCTAAATCATTATCTGCAATTTGCAACCATGGCCAATACATTGCATTATAGCTTGAATCTTCGGCTTCTGCCTGAGCTTGTGCTGCTGATAATCCTGATCCGTATAATATTGGATCTGATATCATAAAACAATCGCCTCTACCTTCTACCATGCTTTCTGCCGTAGATAATACAGCACTATGGTTGGTTGCGCTATTAAGTAATCCTGGGAATGATATCAAATTAATATCATATTCATCTTGGTTACTTAATAAATTGATAGCATC